TCGGCCTCAGATCGGGTCGTCGTCGGCCGGTGCCGGAGGTGTCATGGCGGCGGTGATCTTGGCCATCAGCGTCTCGTCGCTCCAGCGGCGGTCCACCTTGATGCCCAGCAGCGCAGCCTGCTGCTCCATCTCAGCGCGGGTCGGCGGGGCGTTGTCTGCAGGCTCAGGGGCCGGTGCTGGCGTGGGTGCAGCGGGCTCCAGGCCCAGCGCAGCCAGGAACGACTCATGCCAGCCGTCAGCGATGGCCGCGCCGAGGTCTTCGGGCGCCACGCCCTTCATGTCATAGGTCTTCCCCGGAGGCCCGAAGTGCGGGCCAGGGCTGCGGTAGACCACGGTGATGTCGTCGCTCATTTCTTGCCCTTCGGCTTTGCGGTCTTGGCCGACTCACGGAATGCGGCGGCACTGGGCGCGCCCTTGGCGCCAGGCTTGCGCATCTTCTCGCCACTGCCTTCGGCGATGCGCTCGCGCTTGGCGTGGATTGCAGCGTACAGGCCGGCGGGCTTCTTCACTTCTTGCCCTTCGGTGCAGGGCCTGGACCCTTGCTCGGCTTGCCGGCCTTCATGGCAGCGGTGCGCGCCGTGTTCAGGGCGATGGCCACGGCCTGCTTCTGCGGCTTGCCGGCCTTCATCTCCTTGGAGACGTTGGCGCCAATCGACTTCTGCGAGTAGCCCTTCTTCAACGGCATGGTGCGCTCCAGATGTGAAAACGCGGGCGGCGGCCAGGAACTCCCAACCCTAACCGCCCGCGTGAGAGTCTACCAGCGATCAGGACGCGATACGGTAGATCGTGTAGGTGGCCGCAGCAGTCTTGCGAGCGCGGAACAGGCCCGAGCTGCTGAGTGCAACCGCCATGTTCCCGACCAGCGTGCAACCCGCTACGCCACCGCCCACCGAGATGGTGAAGGCGTTGGTCGCGCCGGTGTTGATGACACTGAAGTCCACCGAGTCGTTGATGGCCAGCGTGGTGGCCGCGTCCAGCACGGTGCCGGTCGGGGGCGTGGCCGTCACGGCTGCGGCGGTGGTGGAAGTCACGATGCCGCCCAGGATCATCGCTGCGGTCAGGTCGCCCGTGGCGTTCAGCGCGATGGGATCGTTCTGGAGATTCCAGTCGCCATCGTTGGAAACGTGCGGCGAGGTTCCCACCTCGTACAGCACGGGGAAGTCACCAGCCTCGATGTAGATCGTGGCGCCGTTGGTGAACGCCGACGAGGTGTAGGTGGTGTTCACCACCGTTTGCAGCAGGCTGTTCGTGGTCGGGTAGTTCGGGAAGCCGACCACCTGATACACGTTTGCCGTGCCCTGGGTCTGGACGACGATGCGCTGATTGGCCGTCAGCGTGACGGTGGCATTGCCCTGAGATTGGATGGTCTGGTAGGCCATGATGTGTGTTCCTTGTTCGTTTGCGATGCGGGCCGGTGTTACCCGGCCCGCGTTCGATCAGGTCTGCGAGAACATGATGATGCCGCTCATCTGCGGCTGCTTGTTCACCACGCCATACAGCGTGTCCAGCCGGTACTTGGTCTTCATCGTGTTGATGTCGTACTGCTTCGTCATGACCAGTTCGATGCCCTGGTCGGTGGAAGCACGCATCACGGCAGCGCCTGCGTCGGTGGGCACAGCGTAGCGCCCCGGCAGGATTTCGAGGGCGTCCTTCTGCCAGAACGGGTTCATGTTGCCGGCCACGGTGTTCAGGAACACGACAGGCGACGTCGCGGAGGGCGTCGGGATCGTCACGTTCTGGTACTGCGCCTCGGCATCGGTGCCGCCCTGGCCGCTCACGATGGCCGGGGTGATGACCAGCGTGGTGCCACCAGCGGGGACGCTGATGACACGGAAGCTCTTCAGCACGCCGGTGCTCTGCTTGGTGATGTGATGCACCGCGAACACGCCGCCGATGGTGAACGAGTCACCCACGGCCACGCTGGCGCTGGACGACACCGTGATCGTCTGGAAGCGGTTGTCCACGTTGCTGGTTTCGCCCGTGGTCGCCGTGGTGGTGGACTTGGGAACCCAGTAGTTGCCGGCAGCAGCCAGCGTGGACACCTGAATGCCAGCACCGCCAGCGGCAGCGGCCTTGCGCACCGCATAGTCCAGCTTGTACGTCTCGAACGACGCCACGCGGCCCACATAGGCGCGACGCAGGGCGCTGTCGGAGATGTCGTTGCCGAACGAACGGGTGTTCTTGGCCAGGTCAGAGGCCATCCCGTTGTAATCGCGGGTGGACAGGGCCAGATAGCGGTCCGTGTCCATCACTCCCTGCTCGTTCATGACGGCCTCGATCTCAGCCACATCGTCGAAGCCAGAGGCTGCGGCGGTGCGCTTGACGACCAGCGAGCCCTGTTGCGCGGCCACGTTCATGATGGCGACGTTGATGTCCGAGGCCAGCTTCTGCTTGGCCGCATCGCCCAGGCGCTGCTCTTGCAGGGCATCGCGCAGTTCCGTTGCGGTCATGATCCAGGGCACGGCGCGGCTAAAGCCGATGGTCGCCGGGACGGTCAACTGGGTGTAGTCGTCGAAGTTGTTCGTCATGTCGGTGCCGCTGTAGCTCACCGAGATGTACGGCTGCGGACGCCAAATAACGTTGTTGGTGCGCTCCATCATCGTCTGATCCGTGTTGTAGATCGCGACGTTGCGAGACAGAACGAGGGCGTCCTGGAAGCCTTCCAGGATGTTTTCGAACGCGATGCGCTCTTCTTTCGAGAATGAGTTGGCCATTGTGGGCTCCGAGATGAGTGAGATATTGCGGATCGCTCCGCGCCTGCTTACTCACCCCGTCGGAGTCGGGCGGCCACTCTGTGTCTTGTCACTGCCGACTTTGGGCTGGCGAAACCCGAATGGCGCCGAATGTACCACATCCGGCGCGGGGTGCAAGTGGTTAGATGTTCAGCAGAGATTCCACCCGCTTGAAAGCGCGCATGTATTTCTGCATTCGTGCCACATCTTTCTCGGTCACACCCTTCAGGCGGGTCAGGTCCGAGTTGTCACGCAAGTCCTCCCTTTTCACCAGCAGCGCGTCACGGTTGCCAGCTAGGCGCTCAATGAACTGCTCGTATGTCTCACCAGCCTGCCGCGTCAGCGCCTTGACGCCAGCAACCACACGTTCGGGCATACCGAAGTCGCGCAGATCATCAAACGACACATCGCAGTCTTCAACTACGTCATGCAGCACAGCAACGGCCATCAACTCCTCATCGCTTGTGCGCAATCGCATCATCATGCGTAGCGGGTGCAAGATGTAGGCGTTCCCACCCTTGTCTGTTTGGTCCGAGTGCTTGTCGGCGGCAAACTGAATCGCCTTTGCAAGAACATTCATGTTACGCCCGCGCCTTCGCCTTCAGTTGCTGCTTGTACCGGATGACCTTCGTCATGTCACCCGTTCGGGCGGCATCCTCGCGCAGCCGTTCCAGCGTGCTGTCTGACGTTCCACTGACAGGCGCAGTGCCTGCCGGCAAACTGCGCTCGGGCGCGGGGGGCTTGGTGCGGGGGGTGACTTTCAACTTGGTGTCCTCGATTCGTGATAACTCTCGCAGAAACTGCGTCGGTTTTTGGATTGCGGCCAATCGGGCCAGTTCTTTGGGGTTTTTTCCCAACGCAACCACCATCAAAGCAGGGTTGTCGAGTGCGTCAAGCAATATCCCCTGCTGCGTGACGTTCAGGGCCTGCCACACCGTGTGCTCGGCGTCGTCGAAGTCCCGCACCTTCAGATCGGCCTTGGCCTTGCCGTAGCCGTCGAGCTTGGCCTGCCACGCCTTCTGTGCCTCCTCGGCCTGGCGCTGGGACTCGCGCTCGGCTTTGTCGGCCTGCTCCTTGCTGCGATACCAGGATTCCAGTGCGGTTTCGTACTTGTCCGTGTCGTAGTCGTGGTCTTCGAGCTTCGGCTTTGGGCCGACGACGGGCTTCGGCGTGGCCGGTGCGGCTTGCTCGCGGGCCTCGTAGTCGCGCACCTTCTTCTGCAATTCCCGGTGCTGCTTGCGCAGCTCGCGCACCCACTCAGGCGCACGCTCGGTTTCGTCGGGCGGTGGTGCCTCGTCGCCGATGCTGACAGTTACCTCGTCGGCGTCAGGCTCCGCGTCTGGTGCGGCCTCGGCATCAGGCGCGGGGTCGGCGTCGGCTTGGGGTTCCTTTGGTTCTGCTGCGGCTGGCGTGTCGCGCTCGTCGTCGCCATCGTGGACTTCAGTGGTGCCGTCAGGCTGCGTGACTTCGATCTTGATTCCCATTGCTTACCTTCTCTCGCGCATTACCGGCTGCGCGGTTGCCGTCTGACAGCGAATGCCGTCAATCATCCAGCATGGCGATGGCCAGAATCATGGCCACCTGAGCGTCCCGCTCCTCGACAATGACGCGGGCCAGTTGCATGTGCGCCTCAATCGAATCCCGCGCCATGTCGTCAGCGTAGGAGAACCGAGCCAGGTCAATCTCGATGCGCTCCTGCTGCAGCACGAGGAACTGACGCTGCGGCTCGGCTTGCGGGTCGGCTTGCGGCTTCGTCTTCGGCGCAGGCTTGCGAGTTTCTGCCCTTGCCCGAGCGTCTGCCGCAGCCTTCTCGGCCTGCAGCGCGGCCAGATACTCCTGAGCCACCCACGGGCTGTCGAATATCTTGCCGCCCACCACCCACATCGGGCGCGACTGCTTGGACTTGCCAGACTGGCCGCCACCGCCCTGCGCTTCGGCAGGCGGGATCGGCTGGCCGCCGAATAGCAGGCCAGCGAATAGCGCACCACCGAGGAGTCGGTTTCTAAGCAGCATCGATGATCGGCGTGCCGTTGCCCTGCGCATCGGGGCTGAACGTGATGCGCGGCGTGGTGCCGTCTTGCGCCAGGTATTCTTCGGTCCCCGATCCGAGCCCAGATCGAGCGCCGGCCAGCGCCGCCAGAAGCACGCGCATGATCTCCTCGGCCGTCAGCGTCTCAAGCGGTGTAGACCACACCTCAGCGGCAATCGTGGCCGGACTGGCGCCGCCGCCCGCGCTGTTCAGCAGCTCGCCCATCGTGCCGGGCGCGTTGTAGGCGCTGGCCAGGGCTTCCCACACCGCTGCGGACAGGCTCTGCGGGCTCAGCTCGGTGAACGGCGTGATGTCGCCCGACAGGTTGCCCGTGGCGCGGATGTTGGCGCTGTTTGAGAACTGCACCAGCGCAGCGCCCACGGCGTCGACGATGGCGCCGAGCGTGGCGTTGTTGACCGTGAAGGAGAAGGACGTGCTGCCTGCGGCCGACAGGGCGCCGGCCAGGTTTGCCGCAAGGTTGAACGTGATGGACGTCGAACCTGACGCCGAGACAATGAGTTGCCCATCTGCCGGGTTGACGGTGATCGTGACCGTCGTGCTGCCCGTGATGTTGACGCCCGCCGCGAGGTTCAGCGTACCCGGCGTGACCGTCACCACCAGATTGGTGAACGACGACATCGCCCCCGGCTTGTACGGCAGCACCCACGACGATGGCGCCAAGTGCCCGGAGGGGACGCCTGCCAGCTTGGACGGGATGCCCTGGCCTACGGACTGGTTCATCCGGTCACCACGCCCCCACATGGAACGGAACGTCCCAGGCGAGCCGCCGATCTGGCGCAACGGAAGCTGCGCCAGGAGCGTGGTGTTTGTCTTGAGAGCCATGTCAGCCCCAGCCGACCTCAACCGCGCCGTAGAAGTTGGTGGACGCCGCCGTAGCCGCACCCGCGAAGTAGAGCCACGTGAGACAGGCACCGTCCATCACCCGAGGAAGGCTCGGCAGTTGGTTCAGTAGATCCCGCTCGGCAGCGACGGACACGGTGGTCAGCGGCAGCGTCAGCAGCGGCCTAGCCAAGCACAGCGCCCCGGTGCCGGTGTTGGCAGCAGAGAACGTAACCGTCGCCACCGTGGACACGCCCGTGTCACCAGAGGCTAGGGGCAGGAAGGGGCCGTAGTTGTTGGCCGCCGTGCCGCTGTGGCTGATGTGCCCCACGATGCCGGAAGCCGTCATGGCGACCGTGACCGGAAGCGTCCTGCCTGCTGTTGGCGTGGTGTTGGAGTAGCTCACCGCGATGTTCTGCGCCGTGGCGCCCGCTGCAGCCGTCTGCACCCAGAACAACCTGCACCCGGCCCCGTTGGTGTAGCGCAGGCTGGGCGTGCCCGTCAGCGTCTGCGCTGAGGTGGTGTTGTTGCTGATACCGGGCCAGTAGCCCTGCAAGTCCACCAACATCAGTTGTGCCGGGACGCCTGTCGCCACAGAAGTGAGCGCCGCGACGTTCAGAACGTGCTTCGTGTCTGGGCTGACATTCCCGCCGTGCGGCAGGCCGAAAATCTGCGTGCCGTTGCCGGTGGTTTCGTCGCAAGTGCGCCAAGCCAGCGCAGTGCCAGCCCAGGCGTTGGCGACAGGCGTGCCGTTCAGGCCGCTGAAGTCATACCAACGGCCTGCGGTGTAGGCTGAACCGCCCGTGAGTTTGTTCCAGTCGGTGCGGTTGAACTTGCCGCTTGTGATCTCGTTTACGAGATCGTCCATTGAACTGAATGGCATGGTGATTCCTTACGGTGTCCAGATGAATTGCGCCTGACCCACCATCGGCAACAAGCCGCTTGTCTGGGTGGATATGTTGTAGATGTAGTTGAGAAACG